CACCAGACGCATCTCCTGCACCGGCTACTGTATAATGTGTTGATAGTGTTTTAGTTGTTTCAGCTCCTGTGGAGTTTGTACGGATAATAACTAAAAGATCGGTGTCCTCTAAAATTCTAAATTGATAGGCAAAGTTAGTTGTACTTGCATTACCATTGTGGAAATTCTTAATAATTGTAGTTGATACTGTCATGTCTTAAAAACCTTTATTAGTTCTTGATGGTTTTGTAAACAAAAAATTTTCTTGATATTCTTGGTTATAATCCTTTTTCATTCTTTTTTCTACTCTTTTTAATACACCCGGATTCATTGTTTCCATGATTTGAAACCCTATCATATAGTCAAATATTGTCTTAATATAAAATAAATTTAAAAAAGGTATGTTACTACTTACAGTTCTATATGCTGCTTTACCAGCTTTACCACCTTCTCCACTTAAAGCATATTTTAAAGCCAAACCAAGATCAATAACAGTTGTGGGAGCAGGTCCTATAAGTCCAGCAGCAACTGATCCAGCATCTCTTTGTTCTTTAAATAAAACATCACCATAAATACCTAAACCACCACCCTGTAAAAATGCAGCCATTATAGTTTTTATGCTATTTGGATCACGAGGTTCTTTACCTTTTAATAAATCTTTTGCTGTCATTGACATATAACCCATAAAAGCAGAAACTGTTACAATAGAAGCTAAACCTTTTATACCTCTTCCTATATCTTGATTTGGTCCTTTTCTTAAAAAAGCTATTTCTCTTCCTAAAACTTTATTTCCTATAGCCATTGGAAATGCTTTAAATTGACCCATAAATCTAATAGCTTCTCCCATTCCAGTTCCAGCTAAAGTACCTTGTGTCATAGTTCCTTTAGTTCTAGCATCTGGTTCAATTACTGCATAAATTGATCTGTCTAATAACATTCCAGATACAGAATATTTAAATTTCTCTCTTTCCATTTGCATTTCTTGAGCAGTTAAATCATCTAAACCTGTAATTTTTTTTATATCAGCGTCAGAGACAACTGGTTTTCCATTAGCATCTAATTGATCTAATGAACTAATATTAATAAATTCTGTTCCATCATCTGCTTTTGACATTGCAGTTTTTCTAATAACATCCCATTTAGTAGCATCAATATTATACAATCCAAAAAAACTTTGTAGTGGTTTATTTAATTGGTCAAAACTTAAACTTTTTTGATTAGCATAATAATTTGCCATACCTAACATTGAGTTTTCTTTTAAAGTGTTTGTCCACCAAGAAAGTAAATTATATTTAAAGAATGTTCTTTGTATTTGTGTCCAGCCTTTGTTTAAATTATCTCCAACTTGAAACCTACCAGAAATATCATAAGTTGTACCATCACCTAAAAAACCTAATCCTTTTGCTATATCTCTTTTTTGTTTAGTATTTTTTATTTTTCCAATCCCACCCATAGCTTCACCCATACCACCTAAAAATGATCTACCTTGATATTTCATTTCTGAAGCATAGATACCTATATCAGCTGCAGCAGAAATAACAGCACCACCTAGTTTTGCAACATTACCTACGGCTCTTGCTATTGCAGACCATTTTGCTACTGCAAATCCATTTGTTCCACCATCAAAAGTATAAACAGTTCCATCTACAACATTCATAAATTTTTCAAATTGTCTATAGCTTGATAAACTTTCTGTACTTCTTTTTTTTGCTAACATTCTATTTGAAATAGCAACTCTAATTTTTTCAAAATTATCTTTAGGTTTTGTTCCTAATGTGTCTAACATACCTATATTTCTTCCTGCTGTCATTAGACCACTATAGTAAGTTTCTTTTAATGATCCTGTGCCAAATTTTTCATTATAGGCATACCAATCTTTTGCAGATTTAAAATGTAATACTCTTTTGTTTGAAATTCCTTTTGTAACACTATTACTTCCAAATACTCCACTAGCTCCATCAGCTACTTGTATTTTATTTCCAACCAAAGAATTATATGAGTTCATTAAAAAAGAATCAATATTATCTGTATTACCAAATGTTCTATCTCCATCTAAATATTGCATAATAAAATCTTTCCAAGCAGTAAAATTTTTATTATAATTTATATCTGTACCTTTTAAAGTTGGATCAGCAATTATATCATCTACATTTTTACCTAATCTATTTGCTGCGGCTCTTACATTAAATTGATCGTGAGATTGTCTTACAACATATCCCCACATTTTAGGAATGTTTGCTCCTCTAGCATTTAATGCTTGTCTAGTTAATTCAGAATGTTTTTCCATTATTTCTGCTAATTTTTTTATATCTGGATTTTTAGTTGTTACTTCTATTCCTTCAGAAATTTGTTGTTGTGTTATTGCAAGTTCTTCTTGAAGTCTTGCATCTGCTTTATCAAACATTCCATCTAAACCATTAGCAGTAACTTCAGCATCAAATGAAGCTACTAACTGACCTTGTGCAGCATTTTGAGCAACACCAACAGATGATCTTGCACCTAATGTTAGTCTGTTTGATCCAACCAATAAAGCTATTAAACCTTCTTGCTCATCACCATCAAAAGTTTCTATAAGTTCTTGTACTTTTTTTCTTACTAATATTTCATCATTAACAGCATTAATTTTATTAATTTTTTTTTGAGCTTTTATTTGTTCAGTAACTTTTTTACTAATTTTATCTATATCTACTTGATCTAAATTAGTTTTCCTAGCTTCAAGTACAGCAATATTAATTTTATCAATAGCATCTTGTTGATCTATAGATTTAAGAGAAGATTTTTTTATTAAATTAGATATTCTTGTTGAGCAACTACTTTTAGCCATTAGTTATTTCCATTTGTACAATTAATATAATCAGCTATACCAGCTTCTATGTCATCAGATTTAGAATTAACTTCTTCTAATGCTTCGTCTGCTTCTTTTAATGTAGCATCTTTTTGACCTGTACTTTTATTTGTAAATTCCAAAGGTAGTCCAGCATCATTTTGTTTTGTTCTTAATTTAACTAATCTTTCTTCAGAAGTTTTTAATTGAACATCTTCATTAGTAATAATTTTTTGTGGAGATTCAGAAGGCATTTCTTTAGAAACTTTTTTACGATTAACTACTGGATCAGTAATTACAGGTTCTGTTTTAGTAGTTTTTATTAATTTTTTTCTTTTAGCTAATAAGTCATTGTATTTTTTAATTGCTTTTTGTAAATGTATTTTATTTACTTTACCGCCATCTTTAATTATTATTTGTGTATCTCTTTTAATTATTTCAAGATTTTTTTTTGCTCCTATTAATTGTAAATCAAGTTCTTTAGTTGATGTACCATTAAGCGTAGGATCAGCGTTTATGATTGGACCTAAGTTTACAGGTTCATCTAACATCATATCCCCTATACCTTTTTGTAATAATAATTTTCTAGTTTCTGAATCCATTTGATCTAATCTCATCATTTCATTTACTACTTCATCTGGATAATATTCTTTGTATAAATCTACTTCTGGTTTTCCATCATCACCTTTACTTAAATTTTCTCTGTTTATTCTAATTCTTGCTTGAAAGTTTGCATTGGTATTCATGTCTTTTAATTTACCAGCACCTACATGAAGTCCACCCCCAATAACTGAACCAAATGCAACATTTAAAAAAGAATCATATATATCATAATCAGCTTGTATTCTTTGTGCTACTCCATAAACAAGAGGTTCTATAAGCAAAGCACCACCTGCTCCTTCTATAACACCTCTTTTTAATCTTGTTCTTCTAAATGCTTTTGCTGATTTTTCACCCATTCCTTTTGCTTTAGCAATAGACCTAGCAAATCTAGCTTGTCCATAAATAGGAATAAAAGAAGCTCCAATGTTTATAGGATCAAGAAAACTTGTACCAATACCTACTGCAAGTTTTGCAGCACCAACATAAAATCCACCAGATAAAGGATTCCAAGAACCTTTTGGACCTCTTTCCATAATACTTTGTCTTTCTCTTTCTTTCTTTTTTCTATCAACCATAATATCAACAACTGATTGATATTCGTTTCTTTCAAAATATAATCCTAAATCTCTATACTCTTCATTTAATAAATTTTTATCTCTAGGAATTAAACCTGCTGCTCTTGATTCTTTTGCTGCTGGTACAATACCATCTATATTAAATGTGTCAGAACCAAATATATTGAATAAAGACATTACAGGATTAAAGTTCCAGTTATCTTCAGCTACTGCTCCTAATGATTCAAACAAACTTGTTTTGTAATTATCATAGCCAGTTTCCTGTGCTGTCTTAATTGTGTTTAATCCAAATCCAAATTGAGCCATATTAAATATTTATGCTTTTTGCGTTTATTAATTTTGTAATTAAATCAGCAGCAGCCATAGTTGCAGCTAAATCTGAATCATTTTCTAATGTTTTTGCTAATTCTTTTTGAGATAAAGTTGATAAATGTTCTAAAACAGAATTACCTTTTGGATAAGATTTTCTAAATGTTGTTTCAAATTTGTTTCCAAATAAAGGATTGTCTGTTTTTAAATTTTCTTCTATTAAACTTTCTGCACTTCTTGGTTCTACCTGCCAATATGATCTGGCAAGAAATTTAGTTTTTTCTATATAATTTCCTTTTTGTTTTTTATATTTATATTCTGTTTCTATTTGTCCAATTTTTGATAAATAATCTACAATAATTTCTTTAGATAATTTTCCATCAGTTACCATTTGACCTTCAAAAATATTTGCAGCTTTATTTATTGAATTTAAAGCATCTTTTGGAACTGTGTAAGGTAATGTTAATTTTGCCATTGCATTTAACTCTTTTAATTTACTTCTGCTTGTTTGATAATATTTTGACCAAATTTTTGTTACAAAATTTAAATTACCAGTAGTATCATTTAAACCTATTAATTGAGATTCATTTTTTAAACTTGCAAATTGAGGTTTTGAATTTTCATCAAATTGAAGCATAGATGATTGGTCATCTACTGAAATTTCAGAGTTTTTTTTTCCATCATCAAATTCAATATTTGGAATGTCTGGTTTTCTTATTTTTTTCAATGCTTCTTCATAGGTTATACCTTCATCTCTAGCAAGTTGATTTGCTTTTTTAAAAGTATCAATTAACATATTAGCAGGAGTTGATTCTGGCTCGTTAAATCCTACATCAAAATCTATAACAATATCTGTTCCGGGAACAAGACCAGACCTATCATCAAATTTAAAAATTATTTGTTCTCCTTTATTATTTATAACTGGTGCAAAACCATTATCAAGAACAATGCCAAAAATTACACCTTCTCCATCTGCAGTATTTCTCCACTCTCCATTGATAGACATTTGAGAACGCATTTTATTTGATAATACTACTGGATCATCTTCACTATTTGATTGAAAAGCTACAACATCAAGTTCATCTAAATAGTATGTTCTTAAAAGGTCTGTAGTATCTTGTATTCTGTTTGTTTCATTTAAATTTAATATTTTATCACCTTGTTGTTTACCAATATAATAAGTGTCTGTTAAAACAAAATTGTTGTTCCAACTATCTACAGCAAATTGTATAGCATCACCTTGAGATATATCTGGATCACCAATCATTTTTTGTGCAGCAACAAAAGTTAAAAATTCTTTTATTTCATTTGTTTTTGTTAATGATTCAGAACTATCATTTGGTGTATTTTTTAATACAATATTCATAAAATCTGAAACTCCATTAGTTATTTCTTCTTTCATTTCATCAATTTTTATATCGTTTGTTTTTAAATATTCTTTTATTTCTTTTTTTTCTTCTTTTGTATCAAATGAAAGAGCTATTTCTGCAAGTACAGAATTTCCTAAACCAGAAGAAACAGTTGCACCAAAAGGTAAACCATCTGCTCTTAACTGTTGTATTGCAAGACCTTCGTTATCACCATAATTAGAAGCTAAACTAAGCATCATACCATTTAGTTTATCTCCATCTGAAAGTTTTGCAGCTTCATTATAACTTGCAACAAATGATTGAGATTGTTCATTTGTCATAACTTTTATATTTTTTATACCTAATAATTTTTGTTTTTCTATTATTCTTTCTGTTAAATTTAATTGAGCCTCATCCATAGCAGAAGTTTCATATTCATTGGGTGCTGCAAATGCTGTAGACATATTTGATACATTTATTATTTCATTTTCAATATCTGGATTTGTATCTATTATATATTTAACAGGATTATCCTGTCTGTTTAATTTTATATTTTGAGCTGATTGAGTTAAAAAATCATTTGATTCTTTCGCAAGATCACCGGGTAATGTTGCATTGTTTTCTTCTATCATTGCTTTTAAATTAACATCTATATCGTCATTTTTTAAAGTGTGAAAAAAAATGATATTGTCAGCATTGTTATCTGCCATTTCTTTTACAACCATTATTTTTTGTGCTTCTGGTTCTGTAAATATTTCATTTATTTTTTCTACATCAAATCTTGGTGGCTCTTTACCTTCTGCTCTAGCATTAACATAATTTTTAAATTCTGTTCGTATTTGTGGTCTTAAAATAACTTTAGCTTTTTCTTGTAATTCTTTTCTTTGTTCTGTGGTTATGCTTGGTAAATAATTTTTATTTTTTAATAATTCAAATGTTTTAGAAGGAGTTTGACTTACATTTTCAAGTCCAACCATTAAATCAATTTCTTGTGGAATAGTGGCTAACAATTTATCTAGTTCTGGTGGAGATACTTGAGAACTATAAGTATCTATAGCTAATTTTTCTAAACTTGTTTTTAATGTTGCCATATCAATACCTTTATCCATAAAGGCTGTTGCCATTAAATTTTCTTTTTGTTTTGCATAACCATTATTTAAATCTGCTATAATATTATTTGATATTAAAGCATCAGTTTTAAAAATTGATTTTTGAGTTTCAGCTAAAGCATAATTAGAAAACTTATCTTGTACATTTCCATTGGTAGCTAATGATTGATATTTTTTTATAAAAGCATTTGATTGTTCTTTTAAATATACATTTGCTGCATCTTTGTTTAACGCATATTTTGGATCAGTTTTAATTGTTTGAGTAACTGATTGCATATCAGTAATAAAATCATTTTCTAATCTTAATGCTTCTGCTTGGTTTTGTGCTGAATTTTCTTTTATTTTAAAATCAACAACAGCTTTTGTTACAGGTGCTAAAGCACTAGCAAGAGTATTATTTAAACCCATTTGAATATTAGATGTAGTACCAGCTAATTGAGTAATTGAACCTTCTGCTTTAAATGTAGGTATTTTTGGCATTATACAGTTCCTTTAGGTTTATTCATCATTGAGTATATATTTGATCCTGTGGAAGCTACTGTATTTATTTGAGCTAGTCTAGATTCTTGTTTAGCCATTGTACCTTTAATTCTTGCAAAGTTTGCTTCTTCTTGTTTATTGTTTGCAGCAACTTGTGAATTATATCTAATTAAATTTTCTTGTAATTTTGCTTCATAAG